GTGGGCTTTTATAAGAGTAGCAATAAACAGTGCTGTGAACTGCGTACGCCTCTGACTTTAAAACTTCAACCAACGATGTCCTACGCTGCAAATAACTCGAAATTGTGGCGTTATCTTCGTTTCCTCTTCCCCAACAGGCGTGTTGTGCCAACCGTGGCACAGACCATCGCCTCTCGAATCCTTTCTGCCGACTGTGTCGATGAAGTTGTCGACTATATTGACTACGACGACTATATTGACCAGGAAGCTCTTAGCGATGCTCTTGGTGAGAAGACCTTGGATGGCAAGATGGTGGATGCCGTTCGCAACGAACTTGTTGCGTCCGTAGTGAAGGATAAGCCTAGCCGTGGACGTGTTGCACGCCACAGCCGTGCCCCCTTCGTGAAAAGTGTTGTGAATGAGATTCGTTTGGAATTTCCTTTCATTGGCACTGAGGATAACACCGCTAACCGCATGGCGATTCACCGCCGTGTTGTTAAGTTGCTGCAGGCCAAGAAGTTGCGCACTTCTGATATTGTGCGCGACACTCCTTTGATCGTTGAGATGTGTTTTGTTCCCATGTCTTACGACCAGGAGGCCCGCGATGTTGCCAATGCTGAGAGCGTGCGCCAAGCGCTCGATCAGTACAACGCGCGGTTGATCGGATCATGGTGGGACCACTTCCTTCCGAGCTGGATGCTTGAACGCCAGCGGGGGGGAGTGGCTTCTGCCCATTAGGGAGGCCCTGTAGCCGCGTGTGGAAAGGATGAATATGGCATTAAGTTGCCAGAACTCAACCTAGGTATACGCACGCGGCTATATGGGTCTCCCGTACGCCCCCGAGCGATGACTTATTTGTCCATGGTCGCCGGGTCTCGTGGGGTGTATTGTCACAATGCGTCTGTACACAATGGTACCATTGCTGCGGTTATTCGAGTTTTGACCGCAAAGCAAAATGGAGTTGTTGTCCCGATAGCACAAACCCGTCGACCACCCGGTCACTCCAAGATCCTCGACTGTGCTCTTAGCGGCATAAAGGAACATCTACGCACACTCGTACCCATCCCACTGAAGAAATTCCCTGGTTTGTATGGGGGCCAGAAGCGTCGGATTTACCAGAATGCTGTTGATAGTTTGCAGGTGGAACCACTCACATATGGTGACAGCAAGATCAGGGCTTTCATCAAATTCGAGAAGATGCTTGAGAAGAGTGACGGTGAACCGAAAGCGCCGCGCATGATATCGCCACCATCGACAAGGTTCTTAGTAGCGTCAGGGTTGTACATCAAACCCGCAGAACACTTGATATATGAGGCGATAGATAAGATGTTTGGATTTAAAGTAGTTACCAAGGGGTTGAATTACTCTGAGATTGGGCAAGTTTTCGCAGATCATTGGAATCATTTCAAGGAACCCGTAGCTTTCGATGTAGATGTTGAGAAGATGGACCGTTCAACATCGGCTGAGATGTTAAGTTGGACACATCGGCTAATCGAAGCGTGCTATGAGGGTGAAGATAAAGAGGCCATAGCAAGACTGCTAGTTCAGCAACTCAAAGTAAGAACGACGGTTCGTTGTGATGACGGGCATATTTCGTACAATGTAGATGGGACACTAACATCAGGCCAAATGAACACTAGCCTGGTAGGTGTATCCATGATCTCTAGTTGTATGTATGCGCTATTCCGCAAGTTGGACATCGATTATCGGTTTGTAGATGCCGGTGATGATTGTACCGTAATTCTTGAGAAAGGCGATGCCCCGATGTTTCTTGAGGGAGTGCGTGGGTTCTTTGGTTCAGTAGGCTTTGGCCTTACAATAGGACCCCCTAGCTACAGAATCGAGCAAATCGAGTTCTGTCAGACGCATCCCGTAAAAGTCGGAGAGCAATACACAATGGTGAGGAATGCAAAAGATGCAGCGGTGAAAGACGCAGTCAGTTTGCAGCCACTCCGCTCCAAGAAGGAGATGGCAGTGTGGCTTAAAGCCGTGTCTATGTGTGGTTTAGCAACACACGGCCGAATTCCAATAGCCCAAAGTTTGTATCAATGCTACGGTAGAAACGCCGACAGAATGACAAGTGAACTAAATCTGACCAAGCAACAAAGACGCAAGTTTGATCGCGCTGTTCTGCGTGAACGCACCCGCGTCGTGAGCTGGACAGTATCACAAGCACACAAGCTGGATAGAGGTTATGGCGACATCTTACCAGAGACCCGTGTGTCCTATATGGAAGCCTTCGGGATAGTCCCCCCGGTCCAGTTCGCTATGGAACGGTACTATGAAGACTTGGTAATTGACTATGACCGTGTAGTCCCGTGGGAAAATGTGACTTTTAATCCATTATGGTCCACATGTTAGCGACGAGAAAGCAGCCGCGCACGACCTGATGTGCGTTTGTGGTTTGACGACCACACTTAGGTAAGTCCATCACACGCGGTGCAAATGCCGAGGGGGTCACCAACCCTATGACGTGAGTGAGTGGGTCCTTGGAGGTAATGGC